ATAATCAGGCTTCTTCTTCAGCGATTCTGCCGTAATAGCGTCACTTTCCTGAGCGTAAGGACCACCATAAACGGTTTCAGGCTTCTTAACAGACATTATGCTTCCATTCCATAGTTAGACTCATGCATAGTATAAATAGACACTCCACTATCCATAGGATCAGCCACAGGGTCAGATGAATTCATCTTATCAAAATCGAATTCACTATCTGTTGCCTGAACCGCGCCCAAGAGATTAGTGCGGGGGTACTTATCTGCAAGGTTAGCAAATTTAAGGTCTGGCATCAACGTCATGAAGTAACGAAGGCTATCCGGTGCATCGTCGTCCTTCTTATGAATGGTTCCCTTTGGGGCGTTTTCAAATTCAAGCTTTTTGCTTGCATATGTTGCCCAACGGAGACGTTCCATTTGATGTTCGAGAATTCGACAATTTCCGGTGTATTGCCAGAATGGTCGATTGTTTTCTCGGGGATCATCATCTGGACGCATATATTGTTCGATTTTAACAAGCCCGATATTAACCTCTCGCGGAACACCATCGACTGCGAGATAGATGCCATTCTTGGCGTACTCTGCGATATCCGAAGTTCCGGTGTTTGAACGTGTCTGTTTAAGAGCAGGGTCGCCCGTTCGGAGATAAATTCGGATATTGTTTTCTCGTTCGTATTGAAGAACCTTGCGAGACCATTCTTCGATAGTGACGAACGAATCAACCATTTCATGGAAAGTGGTAATATGTCCATTAGGCTCAACAGCGTGCCAAAGCCATGCGGTCGGGTGGGCCCAACCAATATCAATGGACGTATAGATTCGCATTTCATCGGTGATCTTGAAATCGAAGTTGACTTTATGCACTTCACGATCGAATGACTTAAATACTCGTCCACCGAGTTGTACGAATTCTCCCTTTTCACGTGCAGACCTTTCTTTAGGGTCTAGTCCAGAAAGGAATTCCTCTGCCGCTTCTGGAGTAATGTGAGGGTTATCCAGCATATCTGCCTGAACAACTGAATATCGAGCAGTGGTTGGTTCTTTTTCCCAAGGCTCAAATATATCTTCGTACACCCACGTCATACCGTCAACAGGCGTCATAGAAAGCCACCAGTCACCATTAGTATCAACAAGTCGAGCTTTACACTCATTGAAAATAGACTTCGGCGGTTCTTCGTCAAAAGAACAGAAATGGCGAGAAGTACCAGCGAATTTATCTAGGTCCTGATCGTAAGACATAAACTCAATGAAGCTCTTATTATTAAGAGTCAGAGTTTTGTGCTCTTTGTCCCACGACTTATCCCAGTCTCCACCGATTAGGTACTTTGTTGGGAGCCACTGCTTAAACAAAGGAAGAATGATCTTGTCCAGACCATTCACGAAGTCAACGCAGACCAAACGGCCGCGGACAGGTTCAAGAGGCATCTTTCGATATGGATGGGTCTTAGTTAGCCACCACAGGCACTCAAGAACATTTGCAATTGTTTTACCGGCTCGGTTTCCACCAATATAGAGGCGTCCTTTATAGGTGGACTGATGAAACAAGCTCTGTTTCTTGTGAGGTTCATATCTCGTCAAATTGGGGAGCGCCGCAGAATCTGCGAGGCGCTCCCCAAACATTTTGAGCATATCCCCCGTATTAAGTTCCTGTGCAGGATTACGGGCGGCCATGATTATTCCTTATTGTTCCGAGCAATAGCGGCATTAGCCCAGAACATAGCTTCTTCCAGCTTAGTAATAGCCAAAGCGGCTTCACGTCCAGCAGGAAGCTTATCATCCAGAACAATCGCAACGCTTTTGAAGATTTCCCGAATACTTCCGTGTTCTTCTTTCTTCTCAGCAGTTGTAGCTGCATGAAAGCCAAAACGATGTTCCATATCCGAAGCACTCATTGTTATTCCTTAGGTAGTAGAGTCTGTTGCGCCAAGCCTCATCAAAGCACTAATAATGCTTGAATCGCAAGCGGCAGTTCCCTTTGTACCTGTAATAGTAATTCCCTCTAGCAAGAGAGCCGAATCATTACCATCATGTTGATGTGCCCCACTAGCCGCCTGATTAACTCCGGGGCCAATAGTGTGATGGTGTGCATCCTGTCCAGAATCAACATCATCATTAATATGAAATTCCCTGAGAGAAGCTGGGTCTGGTCTTCCGAATTTACTATCAGCCATTTTTCTCGTCTAGTTCTTCTTTGGTAAGCCAATGAAGCTGATTATGTTCATCTACCCACTGAAAACGTTCGGGTTCGTTAGCAGGATTAAATAATTCCATTAGAATTGTGCTCCATCATCATAAATTGAATATATAGCAGGTTCATTTGCATTTGCAGAAATTATAATTCCATCATCACCATACACCCGCTGAACACGAAACTTTACCTGTACAGTCCTATCTACTGTAGGATTATAATAAGAAGTAACAGGTCCAGTATGCTGGGAAGATTGGAGTGCGTATGCAGTATAAAGACCTTTAGTTCTTCCATGCTGTAATTCCAGATTAGTTAATAGAGCTGCAATGTCGGCAACAGGAGCGAAATTAATACTGCAATAAAAGAGTGAATCTGAATTACCGCTGGCCCAGTAAGAAAAATCCCAAACAATACGGTATTTGCGACCAGCTTTAAAAGTAAAACTAGCAAAGTTATTAACAATTGCATCGACCGAACTTCCAGAGGAAGTAGTTACAGTACTCTGAACAGAGTTACCCTTAGCACGCTTATCTAGCTCTTTGAGCAAAGCATCAATGCTTCGGTTATTACTATTGAAGATATTAGGATCATAGGCTTCACCATCCTCTACCGTAATCAAGCCATAATTGTCTGTGACACCGCTCATAGTTTATCCTTCGATAGCGTTCATCCCCCTAATTTGTGCCTTAGCGGCAATCCTGCGGAGGATATCGGGGTCCTTGACTTCTTCTTCAATTACCTCCAATAGTACCGCGAGCAATTGCTGAGCGTCTACCTGTTTCTTACCATTAGGATCATGGCGTCCCGAAACTTCAAAGCCGTACTTAATAGCCGTCAAATCTCCGGCAACCATTTTAGCGGCTAGTTGCTGTTCCGCCATTGGAATAGCTTGTTGAAGAGCCTTTCCAATAATCTTGCTGTGGTATTCCTTAAAGACAGGCTGTTCAAGCCAAACTTGATATTTCGCCCACGTAATCCCTGCATGGGAGAGCTTTCGCTTTAAATCGCGTCCGTCAGCGGGATTAGAGAGAATAGTGAGAAGGCCAAGTTGCTCAGCGGTAAGTCCTGTATCTTCTCGATCAACTTCAATTCCGAGGGATCGCATTCCCTCCGCGTATTCTTCGCTACGACAAAATACTTGAATCTCCGTAATAGTGGGTCGTATTCCCGCAGCAAATACTCGTCCTCTTTCAGCAGGGTCTTCAATATCCTTAGATACTCGTCCACTTCGATTCATCCCTTCAGGCCAAAGCTTCCAAATAGCCTCAGCAGTCATTGGCTCACTCGCCATATAAAGGCCGCGAGCAAGCAGTTGGATATTCTTTTTCTGCCGTCCATCTAATTTAATTTCAGGCAATGGAAGCAGGTTTGAATTGTTTCCTATTGCTTCGGCTATTACTGAAACCTCATCCTCACCATCGGACCCGGACTGTGGTAGAGGCTCTGAGGCAGGCACCTGTGGCTCCTGAGGGGCATCCCAGCCAAGGGCAAACAGGCTCGATTCGTCAGTCATACCTTCAATTCTCCTACGGCTTTAATGTATTCATCACTAAGGCCAAGATACTGCAATCTTTCTTTCAGAGATACAGGAAGATTCTTCATCTGCCCTGATTCGTATTTATTAAGAATTCCCTGATGCATAAGGAACGTCTTGCAGAAGTCAATCTGAGAATAGCTGAGAGACTTTCGCCACTCGACGAATGTAATAAAATTCTCCTTAATCATATAAGGCTGAACAAAGAAAGTCGTGGCATCAATAGCTCCACGATCAATATCTGTTTTAAGAATCGACAGTTCTTCTTCTACCCACAGGGAGTATTTCTTTTGC